CAGTTAGCATTATGGCTATATCCTTCAGCTAGTAATACATCTAATACAACTGGTATTTGTGATAAAGTTTTAATTTATAATTATGCAACTCAAAAATGGTCAACTGCAGATGCAAGTGCTAGTACGATATTCTCACAATTCGTTGGTGCATACACAGTTGAGTTAATGGATATTATTTCAGAAAACTTAGATAATATTAATATTGCTTTAGATACAGACTTTTGGAATGGTGGACAATTATTACTAGGTGCTATTGATAGTGATTATAAAGCTGCTATTTTTTCTGGTACAGCAAATGAAGGTGAAATAGAAACTAGAGAATTAGAGTTGTTTCCAGGACTAAGATCGAATATAATAGGGATTAGACCAATTGTAGATGCTACAGCTTCTGTTACTATTAAAACTAGAGATAGACTAGCAGATGATGTAACTGAATCTAGTTCAGTTAGCATGAACTCTACAGGTATCAATCCAGTCAGACAATCTGGCAGATATGTTAAAATTAATGTTAAAATACCTAGTGGAGGTGTTTGGAAAGATGCTCAAGGAATTGATCTAGTTGCCTCAAGAGGAGGGTTGCGATGACAGATAAAACTGATATAGATAATGTTAGATATTCAATGGAAACTCAAGAGTTCTTCCAAAGACAAATTGAAGAAGTTATTAATACATTGGTAAATGAAAAGAACCAAGAAAACAATAAAGCATACGCTTGGTTTATAGGAGATTAAAGTGGCAGGTATAAAAGATTATTCAACAACACAAGCAAACAACACATCATTAAATGGTATCTCAGTTGCAGAAGGGATGCTCCCTTCAAACTTAAATAATGCCATTAGAGCATTAATGAAAAATACTAGAGAATGGTTTAATGATTCTCAATGGGTTGAATATGGTGATGGCTCTGGTGCTTATACTGCAACTTACGCATCAGCTACTTCTTTTACAATTGCAGGTGTTGATGTTACTCCAATTTACCATGAAGGCAGAAGAATTAAATTAACTGCAACAACTCCTGGTACAATTTATGGAACAATTAGTTCTTCATCTTTTTCAACAGACACAACAATCAATGTAACATGGGATAGTGGTTCATTATCTAATGAAGCTATTTCAAATGTTTATATTGGTGCTTTATCTAAAACAAATAATTCTTTACCTACTGGTGTAATTGCAACTGCAACTTTAGCAGATGGTTCTGTTACTACAGTTAAAATAGCTGCTGATGCAGTTAATGGTTCTAAGATTGCAGATGACAGTATAGATTCAGAACATTATGTAGATGCAAGTATTGATACTCAACATATTGCAGACTCACAAATCACAACTGCTAAAATAGCAAATGCAAATGTTACTACAGCTAAGATTGCTGCAGATGCAGTAGATGGAACTAAAATAGCTGATGATAGTATTGATAGTGTTCATTATGTAGATGGTAGTATTGATACACAACATATAGCTGATTCACAAATTACTACAGCTAAAATTGCTGATTCAAATGTTACCACAGCAAAGATAGCAGATTCAAATGTTACAACTGCTAAAATTGCAGACAGCAATATTACAACTGCAAAAATTAATGATGATGCAGTAACAGCTGATAAGATAGCAGATGCAGTATTAGTAACTAATGCTGAACATTCAGGAGCAACTCCAAATGATACAACTTTATTTACAACACTAGCATCAGATTCAAGATACTTTAGACAAGACAGTTCAGAAACAATAGACTCAGGTGATACTTGGTCTGCATCAGATGATTTTATTGCAACAACTGCTGCAATAGATGCTAGAGTTATAGACTTAGTAGATGATGTAGGTGGATTTTATCCAATAGCAAATGAAACAAGTTTTCCAAATACCAATCCAGATGTTAATGATGGTGCAGGTACAATTATTTCAATTAAAGAAATTGCAACAACAAGAACTCCAACAGCTGGAGTAGTTACAATATCTGGTGGAACATTAGGTGGTTCTACTGTTACTATTAATGGATGTGGTTCTACAGTTTTAACTTCAGGATTTGGTGTACTTGTTGAAACAACAACAACTTTAAATACTTATACTTTTCATAGATTAGTTCCTAAAGCAACTGAGGTAACAACTGTAGCTTCTATATCATCTGAAATTACTACTGTTGCTAATGACGAAACTGATATTGGTGTTGTGTCTGGTTTATCTACTGATATTCAAGCTCTTGCTGATATTGAAGATGGAACAACTGCAACTAATGCAATTTCAAATGTTGGAAATAATATTAGCTCAGTAGTAACTACAGCAGCAAATATTGCTGGTGTTAATTCTTTTGCAGAACGATATAGAGTAGATAGTTCAGATCCATCTACATCTTTAGATGAAGGGGATTTAGCATTTAATACAACTGATAATAATTTAAAATTCTATAATGGAACTTCTTGGACAGCTATTGCTCCAGGTATAGCAAATGTTGTTGATGATTCTACTCCACAATTAGGGGGTAACTTAGATTTAAACTCTAATGATATAACTGGAACAGGTGATGTTAATATTTCTGGTTCAATTACTGGAACAACTTTTTCTGGAGATGGTTCTTCATTAACTTCATTAAATATTGTAACAGATACTACACCTCAATTAGGTGGTGATTTAGATTTAAACTCAAATGATATTACAGGTACTGGAAATATAAATATTACTGGTACTGCTACAGCAACTACATTTTCTGGTAGTGGTGCATCTTTAACCAGTATTCCAAATGGTGCTTTAGATAATAGTACGATTACTATTAATGGAACACCTATTTCATTAGGTGGAAGTGTAACAGTAGGAGAAACAAAACCTACAATTAGTTCTATTTCACCAGATACAATTACTAATGCTCAAACTTCAATTACAATTACAGGTACAAATTTTGTTATTGTGCCACAAGTAGATTTTATAGACACATCAACTGGTGTATGGTATTCAGCAGATACAGTTACTTTTAACAGTTCAACATCACTTACTGTTCAAGCAACATTATCAGTAGATGGAAACTATAGAGTAAGAATTGAAAATCCAGATGGATTATCAGTATTATCATCAACAGCTTTATTAACTGTTTCTGATGCACCTACTTGGACAACTGCTGCAGGTTCATTAGGAAGTGTTGCTCAAGGTAGTGCTTTCTCTACTACATTGGTTGCAACATCAGATAGTGCTATAACTTATTCTAAAATATCTGGAACATTCCCTACAGGAATTACTTTAAATAGTTCAACAGGTGTGTTATCAGGTACTGAATCTGGTTCTGATACAGGGGAAACAACTTATAACTTTACTATAAGAGCAACTGATGCAGAATCACAGACAGCTGATAGAGCTTTCTCTATTACTGTAACAGTAGGAATTAATAATGGAGGTCAGTTCAACTAATGGCTTTACACTCATTACATTCGTATAAAGAAATTAAAATAGGAGATTTTAATGGCTAGTACATATTTAACAATAGATTCACAAGCTGGAAACACATCAACTTGGACTTGGAGTGGTTGGGTTAAAAGAGGTGAGCTTTCAACTTCTCAAGTTTTATTTGGTGCTGGAACAGTATCAAATAGTTTTATATATGTTAGATTTAGAGTTGAAGATACATTGCAACTTTATCAAGAACTTGGTGGAACTACTTCAATAGATTTACAAACATCACAAGTTTTTAGAGATACCTCTGCTTGGTATCACATAGTTGTAGCATTTGATGATACACAAGCTACTGCATCAGATAGAGTTAAATTTTATGTTAATGGTTCTCAAATAACTAGTTTTGGTACATCAACTTATCCAGGACAAAACGATACTACTTACTTTAATAATTCTACCAATAGACCATTTCATTTAGGTGCAAGGTCTTTCGACCAAACAAATATATATGATGGCTCAATGGCTCATGTTCATTGGATTGATGGAACACAATATCAAGCAAGTGACTTTGGCGAAACAGATGCAACAACTGGAATATGGAAACCTAAAACTGCACCATCAGTTACTTATGGTACAAATGGATTCTTTTTAAAATTTGAAAATAGTGGTGCTTTTGGAACTGATAGTTCTGGTAATGGTAATAACTTCACAGTTAATGGTACAATGACACAAACGATTGATACCCCTAGTAATGTTTTTTGTACTCTTAATCC